CAGGCCTTGGCGTACAAGAGAGCTTTTGAGAGGGTCGAGGAAGATCACGAACCACCCCCCGTTCCAATTCGACAGTTACCTTTGACGAAACCTATGCTGAAGAGGAAGCTTCCGCCATTACCCCCAGAGCTTGTTCCGTTGCCTTACGGACCGGATGAAGATTTGAGGGATATACAGGAGTTACTCAAGATGCACACCGGTCTCTCGGATGATGAAGATGATGACGAGCTTGAGTATATGACTGACCCAGGTTCAGATGGTTCAACTGAGACAGTTGTGCAGTTGGATCCTGTGAAAGGCAAGTACGAGATGGAATTGGATCACAGACATTGTCCTGAGTGTCTAAGTTTCGAGGAAGCTATACAGATAGGCATGCCTGAGAATCGTGATAGGTACGATGAGTATTGTTTGCAGAGACATAATCTGGATGAGAACGCTCAGAATATCACACTTCTTGAACCTAGGAGAACTCTTATGGAGAGGACTTATTTCACAGAAACAGCTCCTCAGATCTTGTTGCCAGCTGAGCCTCCAGTAAAAGCTCAAGCTTGGGCCAGAAAAGAGGATGAGATGAAGAGTGATGACCTTGGGGATTTGCAGGCTAGAGCTTTGAAGGCTGAAGCAGAACGTATCGCTGGAGAGCAACCTTATTACCTCAGGAAACTCGCGGAGAAACGAGAACAAGAGAGTTATGAGCAAGCTCGAAAGGAATGGGAGAACCTTCAGAAGGCGAGACCAAACGGAATCTACAATCTTCAGCAAGCAACTGGTGAAGCTTTGTGGAATGCTTTGTACCCAATAAGTTCGAGCAAACGTTATGCAAAAGTGCCTTACTGGAAAGTCATTGAGTATCCCATACTTGAGTATCCTGAGAACGACTGCGTGTTGAGAGCAATGAGTATCATGATCAAGAAATCCAGAGCGGAAATCTATTACAAGATGTCTAGAGCTTGGCCGGCTGATGAGCCTAAAGCTCCGCTTGATTTGCCTTTGAAGTTACTGAATCCTGTGGCTTTTTCCTATGGTCTTAAGATTCAAGTTAGGAACAAGGATGGCACTTTGTTGGAGAGCATAGGAGTCAAAGATTCGCAGTGCATAGTGACTTTGATTTTGGAGAAGGGACATGTAGAGCCTGGGGAGGTTTCACTACCAATGGTTATCGACAACGTGAAAATGATTCCGGGCAAGTTGCCTGACCAAAATCAGCTGATCAAGACGGTTAGTCAGCTTCCCACGATTCATTGGTTTGATTGGGTACCGGAGACGAAGAGAGCTGCTGACTTGGCGAGAGCGATGATGGAAAGAACGACAGGTCTTCTGGGCGAACCCATCAATGAAGATACACTGAAAGGTTGGGAGAATTCAGCCGATTTGGCTCAAGATGTGGACAAGAAGTTTGCAGTGATCATGGGTGAACCCGGTTGCAGGAAGTCAAGCGCCCTCCAAAAGATATTCGCTCAGAAGAAGTTTCAGAAGGTCGGTAATTTCACGGTGATACTGCCCACTTCCGTACTAGCTGGAGATTGGCGAGACAAGCTTGATGCAACAAGGAAGGACAGGAACGGTAGAGGGATGCCCGGTGAGATGGTGAGCACCTTCGAAGTCGCGCTGGCCAGAGGTAGAGCATCAAGGTTGGTAGTGACAGACGAGAACAAATTCCAGAAGGGATATCATGCTCTGTATCATATTGCTAATCCACATGTGACGCATCAAATTTTCCTTTGTGACCCTTGGCAGACTAGTTGGCATGAGCCAAATTCCAATTGTGCATTGAATGATCCTGACATACCTGGAGAAGCTGAACTGTACAAGAAATACGCAAAGTTTTACCTCATTGGGACTTGGAGGTTAAGTTCTTACAATGCAAATTTCTGGCAGATGCCTACTTTCAAAGGGGGGATGGGAGGATTCTTTTTCACAGACATTTACCCTAGCGATCACACTGCTCTGAGAGCTCATTTTCCAAAACTCAATGAACAGACAATTCAGAAACTGTGGAACACGAGATATGAGATTTATCCAGCTCATGTGGACACCATTCATGCGGATGAGCTCAGAGGAAGTTCGAATGTTACCTACGCAGGGAGTCAAGGTTTGACTTTCCCTTTGGCGATCATCAAGATAGACGATAGAGTTTTGAATGGGACTGATCCGAGAATGCTTTATACAAGTATGACGAGATCGCAATACATACTTTTCGTTTACACGGCCTCGATGACAGGAGCTAACCTCAACAAGGAGTACGCACATCCGGTTCTCAAACATCTGAAGTATTACAGAGATAGGTATAAACCAGGCGAGATGCACCCGATTGAGCCTGAGCACACATGCAATATCTACCAAATGACGCAAGGAAGTTTGTCAAGAGATGGTTTGGAAATATATCTCAGTGGTCATCCTGACGACATGAAGAACTGGGACTTCGTTAAGCAGTTTCATGACGTTTCGCAGCTGACGAGGTACATTGAACCGGACCAGAAGAGAGCCGGAGCCAGATTGACTAGAGACGATCCAGCTTATTTGGAAGCTTACGACTTCTGGCCTTATATCGATGAGACAGAAGAGTTTATCCCTGAAGAACCTTTATTTCCGGGAACGAAACTGTATGAGCCCAAACTACCTACCTACTTGCCTGTCGAAGACAGGAGAGGTTTCATAGAGAGTTACAAGCAGCACCAGAGAGAGCGGTATGATTGGGAGTTGACTATGAGAGGTGAATACTCAGACCAGTTGCCGGACGGTTATCAAAGGAGGAAGGACGCGGTTGAAGTGATGAAGCGCTTGGCAGCACTGCAAGGCGGTTCGAGGCGCAGTAACTGGAGAGAAGTCGAAAGGATGTTGAGGAAGAAACACCCATCGGAGAATCCCACTTTGTACACTACCGAGCTGACCAATGAAGGTTTGGACCAAAAGGCGAGAGATCATGTGTCTTTTCTAGCTGCCTTTCAACAAAGAATTAGATTTTCTACTGTTGAAGCTAATTTGATTCAGATGCAGGACCAGTCTGCTTTTGGAATGCTGTGCTGGAATAAATTCAAGGAGTATATGGGATGGAACACCCCAATACCTTGGGACCAGTATCAGTTCGATTTAGCAAACCAGGCTTTTCAGTTCAGGAGAGGCGAGAGATCCCAAGCTTTGAAGAAGCAGAGCCTTAATAGGACTGATCCAAATTTCGGGATGATGCTGACCGCCAAGACTCAGTGGAAGTTGAAAGACAGACTAGCAGGGCCTGCTAAGCCTCTTCAACCAGTGATGATCCACAGTGATTCTTACCTTTTTGAATTTGGACCAAGTGGAGTGTATCTGTTGGAAATGCTCATGGCAAACAAACCCGATTACTGGTACTTTCATGCCAAGAAGACGCCTGAAGATCTTCAAGCTTGGTGTCAAAGAAGCTTTGAAAATGATCACGTTTTTGAGATGAATGATCAGAAAGGTCAGGACCAGTCTGTACAAGGTTGGGCTGTTGTGTTTTTCAGCGAGTTGTTGAATCATTTCAGTTTTCCTAACGATTTCATTGAGAGGTTTAAGAAGGACAAAACCACCAAAGAGTTGAATGGAAAAGTTCTCGGAATAATGACAGACTCCGGGGAGGTTTGGACGTACCTTATAAATTCGACATCATCTTCAGCGAGAGAGTGTGCAATGTTCAACCTAAGACCTGGCCATCCTATGGCAGGCGGAGGCGACGACATTATGAGGAGGCCCGCAGGAGGAGTGACTGAAGAGTATCGTTCTGTGGAGCACTTGGATCCTTCAATCGACAAGAGATATGTTTCAGAAAGAGGAGACTTTTGCTCATTCATTCTTAAGAATCATAGGCTTTTCAAAGACCCTATCATCTTGCTCAAGAGGTTCATGGGCAAGGTTGCTATGGGCAAAGCAGAGGAGGCCGTTCTTGGGTATTCTCTTCTGTGGAGCTTCAACTACAATCAAGGTGATTCTCTTGTTGAGTGCTTAGATGAGGAAGAGTTGACAGCTCAGCAATTGTTGAATCGCCAGATGTTCAATCTCAAGAAGTATGGCATTCGGACGAAACCTGACTGGAGCATATTGAAGTTGGATGGAGAACCTCAGAGTGAGCTCGCACTCGACATGTTTACTGACAAAAAGCTTGAGAAAGTTGTTGAGACTGTTGAGGCCAATGCCATGAACGACGTTCACATGGAAGGCTTCAGCAGTTACCAAGGTGCTGTCATGGCTGCTGTTGCTAGCGACTATTTGGGGGCTTATTTTGATGAGTAAACCTCATCCGAGCGATATCTATCATTTCATTACAATGTCTGCAAGCGTGGAAAGTGTTTCGATCGAAAGTGACAATCTTGGAAAGGTTGGTGAGCCAAGGTTGTTTATGCCGAATGTAGGGTATGACATGGAGGTGATTCTCAGTGGAAAGAGCAAGTTTGAAAAGACTGCTCCTATTTCCGATTGGTTGAAAGATGAATTGACTCATGGCGCAAGATTTGATCTGGTTTCGGTTACTTTGACTTGTTTGGCTAAGAAAGAGGGAGCTGCTATAGCTTGCGGTTTTTCAGCCGTAGGTGCTAGTTTGACTACGGAAATCGTTTCGCTCCAGAACACTGGTTGGCAGAACGTTGCCACGGCCTACAATAGAGGGACGGTTCATAAGGTTGAATTGATGACTCCACCATTTTATTCTCAACAAATTTTTCCAATTTCTGCTATGGTTAATAGTTTCAATTTTCATTTTGTGTCTGATGGAGAGTATTCGTTCAATTTGAGTTTCAAAGTCAAGAGGACTGGACCTCAAATTATTTATCGATCTTTAAACTGATTCAGAAGTCTGATAAAGCG